CTATGGAAAGATCACCTGTCTCTGTGGCCGTCAGCACCAGTTTGTTTTGTGTAGCTTTCCAGAGGACCGAAGTGACCAAACGGGAAAGTTCGGGTTTATGTTTTGGAATCAACATAAATCTTGCAGAGGTGGGAGGCCCTTTTGCAAGAACTACTTGTGGAGCATCATTCTCGGATAGGTGTATTTCGCATTTCTCTCTGTACGGTGACATTCTTACCTCTAATCGTAAATTTGAAGTTGCTGCTTATCAGACACGTAGCGATTGCCGCCGAATTCTAACTGAAACCACACATCATAGATTCCGCATTCCAGATCTTCTGTGTCAAACTGGTAATAGCCAAACCGTTTCTCACGGTAATCTACACTTACTTTGTCTACGATCAGACGTAGGTCCGATTCCTGTGGCAGGCAATCGCCGCAGCGCTGTTCTATGGAAATCTTGAGGTCGGAGACTATCGCTAAGTTCTCGTAATACTTCCGAAGGTCACCAGCGGTTGGGACGTTAGGTCTAATTTCAATAATGAGATATTGTTTAGACCCCTTTCTGAACTTGTTTGGCTGGAAGTAGAAGCTAAAATCGTAGACAATCGGCATCGGCGTGGTGTACCAAAGTGCCGGGTACACATCGAAAACCTGCTCGATATTACCAGCAGGCTCTTCGCTGTTGACACGCACCACCCACACATCAACATATCTGCCGATGACGTATTTCCCCTGCTCCAGCGTTACTGAAAGCAAATATTTGCCTACGTCCTCGGCAACGACTGCTGCCCCGTCGAATGTTTCGACCAGTCGCCTGCCTTCGGGATTATCTGCTGTGACTTCTTCTGGATCAAGAAAGTAGATTTCAACTTTTTCGATCTCTTGAAAATCTGCAAAATTGTTGCTGTTGTAGGAGAAAAGTCTCAAGTTGACCTGATTACCTACTACGGGGTTCTGATACCGTTCTTTCGCCATCCTATCTTACCTCTTCCTGCCGCCTTGAGTTGCTGGAGTCGGCGGTTGACTGCTCCTTGGATAATTCCGTTGACCATCGATAGTCTTTGTTGAAACTCCCTTTTCCTTCGGCGTGCTAGCCAAAAGTTTTTCATTGTTGTATCACCTAGTGTTTCTTGGCTTTCCTAGCTCTATCTATCGCATCCGACTCCCTCTTCTTTTGCTCGATAAACCTTTGGATCAACCATTTTCGCTCATGAACAGGCAGTGACATGCAGTCCTGCTTGCTCATATGCATGTGATATTGGAAGAAGAACAGTTCTTCCATAAGCGTATTCCACAGTTCTACGCTTGGGCTCTTTCCTGTCTCTTCCTTGGGAAGAAAAAATTGGTTTCGAGCGGAAGATCGATCTCAAATTCTTCTGTGCAAGCCGGACAAACCATGGGCACTTCTGTATCAACTCCGAACGGAGGATCGTTGATGGCGTTTCGCAGGTGAGCAACGTCGTTAATCGGCAATCGCTTCAACAGCATCGCCAGTTCCTTCTTCATATTGACGCCTTCGACATCTTCCAGGAGCAGGGCCGTGCGATACAGCAGAGTGTCGTCATCGCTTTGGTCTCCCCACTGCTGTATACGACGCTCACGGTAGGTGCTAATCTCTTGTTCATCAGCGCCGGTCGCTAAGCGGTAGCGGTAGCTGAAACCGCTGGTAGGCAGTACACCCTGTAGATCCTCACGGGAAAAATCTTCAGGACAAGCTTCCACTTCCAGATCGTTCAAGTCAATGACGGTCGAAAACTTCATTGCACAGGCTGGGCACTTGATTTCCACATCGTATTCCGGAGTGTATGAAATACCACGGAGATAGATGAGCAGGTGAGTGCGATCAATCGAAAGCAACTCTTCTGTGGGCACATTCTCACGAATGCAGCGTTGGAAAATCATGTCAATTGCTTTGCCTCGTTTGACCCAGCGAGGTGTGGCAAGAATCTGTTCTTCTTCGCCTGTCATCGGCCGAATGTGGATCGTTTCTGGGATTCCGTCGTAAAACCGACTTCTGGAGGGGAATGTGAATGTTTCCCAGTGATGCTTGTCGGCAAGCTTTTGTAGCAAGACCTCAAGCTGATCACTTCCCTGCACACGGATCTTGGCGTCCGGTGTGGCCTTTTTGGACTTCTTTGGTCGTTCGGGAGGTGCTTCAAAGGGTTCGTATTCTTCCTCAGCTTTGGCACTCACAGGTTGTTCCGGACCAGCAGCCTTCCGTTCTTGAAGAATTTTCCTGAACTCCGGTGGAACGTTTCCGCTAATTTCGAACGGAGCCTCCGACATGGGGCGAGGAGCTTCTTGTCCTGTCTCTTGAGCAACTGCTTGACGAACCTGTTGAATCTTTGCCAGTGGATCGTTTTCTTGCGCAACGTCTTCACGTGTAACAGGCTTCCTCTGTGGTCTGTAGACTTCATCGGCCATATTTGACTCCTTATAACTATGATGTTTTTGAATGCCACATCGTGTGAGTAATAGAGTATGATATATCTCAATTTCTCGAACGTCGAAGAACTCGTGTTCTACGACAGAGAACTTCAGCAACGTCTTCCCGGCCACATGTTCAGTCTGTTCGAACAATGGCGGTTGGCTCAGCGAGTACCTTTCCTAAGAGAATTGGGCAAGCAAGCAATACTGGATTTTCTCAAAGGTTTGGATGAGGACCATGTGGCTGTATTGGAAGAGTATTTCGAAGATAAAATAATTGTCGAAAAACTCAACTACAGTATAGCCCAAAACATCCGAATCCCGTTGAATGATGTCACGCTATGCAGGGAATTGTGTGCTGTCGAAGGATTCAACTACTACAGTATGTGGCGGGACGAGGATTTCCTGTATATATCTTTCTGGCGTTGATTTTGACCAACAAGGAGTGCTGCATGGCAGATGAAGCCAAAAAACTGAAGGGCGTCGTGTTTTTCTATTTCAACCTGTACCCTGATCTAGGTCAGCAGGTTACGGCCACGATGCAAATGATCAAGGAGATGAACAAGCCACTTTTGGACAAATTGTCTGAAGACGGGCGGTATGTCTGCGTGATGGTGCCTACCACCAAGGAGGCCACTAGGGTGGAGAAGGTGGACTACGACTCGCCTTTCCCGAGGTACATACCCCGAAGTCTGGATGTCCAAAAGGTTGGTTTGACCAAAGGCCAGAAGAAAAAGCCGGTAACTATTTTTCAACAGGAAGAACCACTATGGAAAGGATTACTCACCCTATATGTTAACTTCTGGCCAGAGGTAAAACTTGACCCTAACGAAGTGTTAAATCTTATTCGTACTATCAACCAAGAAGCCATCCAGCAAATCACTCAGGACGGTCAGTATCAATTCATGATAGTCCCGACCACCAAAGAAGCATCCAGAGTTGAAAAAATCGATTGGGATAACCCTTTCCCTCGACTCGTGCCAAAGAGCACGGAAAAGAAAAACAAGTTGAACGTGATTCCTCCCAAAGCCTTGCTGCACGGCATGGATGAAGGAGATGAAAGCGAAGACGAAGAAGAGATGGCCGAAGAGTTGAACGACGAGGAGTTAGAAAACGAGGGTAAGGAATGAGTTTCACACACCTGTTGCTTTTCTGCTTCGCCAGCATCGGGCTCACCAACATTATTGTTCACGGCGCTATCATGGATGAGATATGGGTGTTCGGCAAGAGCTTGAGGGGCTGGTTGCATAACTGGCACTTCACCAAGGCGCTGTCCACTTGCTATGAGTGTTCGGGATTCTGGGCCGGATTGGTCTGCGGAACTTTCTTCTTTTGGGCCAACTGGTGGCTGATTCCTATGGCTGCGTTTGCAGGAAGTATGCTTGGGAAAACCTACACCGACCTGATGTTCTATTTGGAAAGCAAAGTGGAGTTCGAGGTGGGCGATGCCGAAGAAACAGATCATTAAGAGATGGTTCGTCTTTTGCGAGCCCTGTTCCTACAAACAAATCATTACAGCCGATGAGCCACTCACCGATGACCTTGTGGAAATCAAAACGTCTGCGGTACCAAGAGGCGGACCTGTTGTTGATCCTGAGAGCAAAAAGGTAAAAAATGCGCCATCCATAAATCAACCGAAAAGGGTAAAGTGCCCTAGCTGTGGCAGAGGCGTCGTGGTGAAGAAGCTGCCTGATGTCTACGCCAACGCTTATAAAGCGGTCGATGAGGAGGCTCGGAGACAGCAAGAAGCGGAAGAAAAGAAGAAACGGATTGAGGATGGAAAGCCACACATTAGAACTTCGGAAGAGTTTATAGGATGAAAAAACGAGTTACTGTTCACGACATCAAGCAAGCATTATTGGACGAGAGGTTTCGGGCAAGTCTTCCAGGGGAACTTCAGGACGACGTGCAGAAGTTCCTCAAAAACCCCGGTTGCGCTTGTAATCACCCGATTTATATTCGGGTCATGAGGAAGGCTCGCAAACAAGTATCCGAATACTTTCCGTCTATCGAAACTCCCACCGAGGAAGAATTCGAACAAGAAGCAGAGCGACTAGCCAAGAACGACTGGCAGGTAATTAACTGTAGTATCCACGAACTGACTGAAGAACTCAGGAAGTTGGGACCGGGCAGAAAGCAGTTGGAGATCGCTCGTTGGCAAGATCAGGTCACAGTTGTGGTAAACCACTTGGAAGGTTTGTACTAGTTCCAGCAAACCAAGCTGATTTTTCGCTGAGACTTTTGCAACTCTCAATCATTTTGTCGGGGTAGTCTCTGTATTTGCTAATGTCCATGGGCCAACGGTCTGATTTGAGTCGCCTGCTGCCGAGGATAATAGCGTTTTCATAAAACTCCATGGCTGCTCGAAAGTTTTTCAGTAAATGGTAATAAATGTCTCCCATCAAACACCAAAACTCCGCCATAAGTGGCCTCGCACACAAACATAGGTTGATGTTTTGCAGAGATGGTCTGGCCTGACGCCGATGTACGAGATAAGTCATTGCCAAATAGTATCTCGTCATAACGGTGGTCATCCGCTGCGTTCTGTCGAGAAACAAATAATGCTCTGCGTTTCTCATGAACTCATCGTATTTTGCTTCCGCAAGCTCTATGCCAGAGGAGCAGTAATAGGGCTCGGGTGCGGTTGGATGCTGCTTTTTCCACAGATCGATCATGGTGCGGTCATACTCAAAATCTCTCCGACCTATTGAAGACAACACGATATCCGACTCAATCTGTGCAGAACAATCAAGTGACTCAAACGTCGGGTTTATGTGAAGGGCACCGAACTTCCAAAGGCGTATTTCCCTGGTAAGTATTCGACGGTTGATCACAGTCACATAAGCACAATCAGCAATCGAATCCACCTTTCCCTGTACAAGAACCTCCCACGGCTCCATGGCTAGGTTCAATCCTGGTTTGGCGAGACGATTTCTTGCCGTGGCTCGATCAACTCCGCCAAAGTGCTCTACGATAGCACCAAGGTTTTCACAGATCGGCACGGTATTGTCTGTGCTTCCGAGATCACCTACAGTCACCTCGGCATTGATGGATATAAGCGACTCAATCGCCCTGCGAACTGTTGATTGATTGTTGTACGTTAGGATCTGGACGTTTATCATTCCCAAATTTCCTGCGGATCAGTTCTGCAAATGCCGCTGCTTCGTTGTGCTGATTACAATTTTTGTAATAGTCAGCGAGTTGTCTGTAAGTTGCAAGACTGCGAGGATTGGATTGCAATTCTGCATACAGGTTTACTATTTTCATATCATAGGATAGTCTCAGAAAGGATGTTCTGGGAAAAGTTAGCTGCGGCGCAGTATATACATACCCCGTTTATCACCCGGAGGAAAAGCCTTGGCTAACGAGTACCTGAATAACAGAACTTTCGAATCGATCATCCAAGCCTATCAGCACCACAAGAGACAGAAACGAAAGTATGAATTAGTTGTCCAGGATTTGCAGCAGACTCATGATCGTCGCCGCAGCAGGTACAGTGACGATGTAAGAAGGCAAGCTTTGGAATCTGCCCGCCGTGACTACGAACTGTGTTGTGTGGCTTTCGAGGACTACAAAGAGCAACTGGCATATGCGTTCTATATTCTATCAGAGAACATCGCCAACTGGGCGAAGTTCAGCGGCATAGATATTGATGATGCCATTCAAGAGGGAGTGCTCATCTGCTTTGAAAAAGTTGACCGGTTCAACCCCAACTATCGAGGCAAGAGTGGTCAAAAAGCCAAAGCTTTCAATTACATGAGCACTTGCATCTTGAATCACTACCGGCAATTGTATAGAAGTGCCAGGAATTACAACGAACTGAAGAAGAGGTACCATACTTTCCTACAGGAAAGATTCGAGAATGTGTTCCTCAGAAATGGCAAAGAAAAGATGGCAGTCACCAGAAATGGTATTGACTCTGACACCGGTTTGTGGTAATTTCCTATGTATATGGACAATAAAATTTCCGTAGATCCAGTTCGCAGCCTGGAGATGAGCGAGATTATAGAGAAGCTTAAGCAGCATGGCTACGAAGAACTGGTCGAATGTTTGCTAGATCAGGAATCCGATTGTTACACCAAAAAAGGGCGTCTTAATAAGAGTGCCACCACTCGTCGTATGGGTTGGAAGAGCAAACAGCTTGAGGATGCTCTTAAGGCGATGCGAGAATTGTTGAGCGAAGAATTCGATCTGGACGAGTCTCAGTCCAGTACGTAAGCTCGTGCATACCGCATTGTCAGGTCGCATGTGACAAAACCGGATACCCCCATATCAAGAACCTGGAAGTTGGCGGATTGAAGCCAAGCGTCTTCCCAGATCCAGGTTTCGATGATATTTCCACAGCCATCGTACAATCGTAAGATTGCTTCTTTGATGAATTGGTTCTCATTCGGGGCATAGAGAACTCCCACTCTGGGTTTGTAAAACTCTCGAATCCACTTGAAGACAGGATGTGGTCGGGTTTTGATATCGTAGAGCGTCAAATTTACCGGTTTCCAGTCAGGCTTTGCTGGATAGAACACGTCCTCTATCAGGTGCCGTACCTCCATTTCCTTGAACTGGATGTTCGGCCGTGCGCTTTTCTCGGGAGGCAGAACGTTGGCACCTTCTCCGGAGGATTCATCGGGGGTAACTTCGGGTATGGTGAAGAGCCATCGGAATTGCCTCTTACAATGCAACCCCTTCTCTAGACCGAATTGTAAACCCATCTTTGCCATGAAGATCTCCAGTAAAAAAGGGCGACGGGCGCAATACACGCCGTCGCCCTATGATAGTGGTCCGCACTGTTACTTGCTTAGGTTTCTTCTTCTTCCGAAGAACCACCACCACACGGTGTGCAGCAAGGGTTGATATCGAAGCCGGGGCACTCGTTCCTGTAGGTAACATCGGAATAACGCAGGGTTAATTCGATGGTTGCCTCTTCGGAGTTGGCGTAATCCAAGTCTCCGAAGTTTACACTGGTGGGCCAAACGTCTTTGAGTTCCCAGGTTTCCAACAGAGATCCGCACCCATCCCACATCTTGATGATGGCTGTCGCAGCGTAGTCAGCCCGCTGTGATCCCATCCGGAGGTTGATAGGGTCGGTGAAATCATAAACCGAAGCCAACCATCGGAACAGAGGTGCTGCTTCGGCACTCGCCACGTCGATATAGGTGACCGTAATTGTTTCCCACGCTGCTTTGCCGGGAATCCAGGTCTTCGCATTGAGGAAGTTGACTTCAGTTTCCTCGATTGCTAGGTTTGGTCGAGCGGCAAGCTTCACGTAGTGTCGGGGCACGGAGTCCCCACCGCAGATGTCGAACAACTCGAACGTGTATCGGAATTTTCGTTTGAAGATTAGATTCTTGAAGCCCAGTTGTCCAATCCCCATCGGGATCTGTTCAGCCATAGCTACTCCTCAGTTGTCTTTCTTAGATAAAGTCTGCGTACTGGTCTTTCTTAACTGTGCTTCCACAGCCGTTGCAGCAAGCCTGCGGCGTGAAGTCTGGGCAGTACGACCTGTATCTGACATCGGAATAACGCAGAGTCAGTTCAATCGTAGCCTCTTCAGAACTTGAATAGTCCAGGTCTCCGAAGTTTACACCGGTAGGCCACATGTGTTGTAGCTGCCATGCTTCCAGAGCAATGCCGCAGCCATCATACAGCGTTAGTACGCCAGTGGCGTCCCAGTCTCTCTTGCTGCCTTGCCGCAGGTTAATCGGATCGGTGAAATCGTATACTGTGGCGAGCCAATCCCAGAGTGTACGCATTTGTTCGTGGGCAACATCAATGTATGTTACAGTGACGGTTTCCCAGGCCGCTTTACCCGGAATCCATGTCTTGGCATTGAGGTGGTTGATTTCAGTTTCTTCAATGCTCAGATTTGGACGTGAAGCAATCTTCACAAAATGCTCCGGGATCATGTTTTTTTCGTTGTCACAGAAACCGAAAATTTCAAAGGTCCAGCGAAACTTGCGCTTGAACACCATATCCGGTTGTCCGATGACGCCGATTCCCATAGGTTTTCGATCAGCCATTGTTACTCCTGTCGGATCTCTTACACGAATGTTGTTGTCGGGGCACAGCCTGAGCAACAGGGCGACGGAGCCGGGCCGCAGTTGCTTGCGTAGGCCACTTCTGAATATCTCAATGTCAATTCAACTGTAGCTTCTTCAGAATTAGCGTAGTCAAGGTCGCCAAAGTTGATCGACTGTGGCCAGCACGACTGAAGTAGCCAAAATTCTAGCGGATAACCGCAACCGTCATACATAGTGAGAAGCGCCGTGCCAGCCCAACCTGACTTCTCGCTCTGTTTTAGATTCACCGGATCGGTAAAGTCGTAAACTGTAGCAATCCAGCTATACAAACCTTGCATTTCCTGATCAGGCACGTCAACATAGGTCACTGTAATTGGCTGCCATCTCCCCTTGCCGGGCACCCAAGTGACACCGTTAAGGAAGTTCAGTTCTGTTTCGTCGATGTCCAGTTGTGGACGTGCGGCTAGCTTCACGTAATGTTTGGGAATATCACCGCAAGGGGTGAATATTTCTAGCGTGAATCTAAACTTTCTCTTTAGGATGACGCCGGGCGCACCTAGTTTACCAATGCCCATCTGGCCCATGCTCTACCTCTTGTTTCCATTCACTTAGTGTTGAAAGGTAGTCCCTCGGGGCCTAGGCCCCGAGGGACTCACTGACTGTTTTAGAACTCTGTGTTCTCAGCGAACGAGCCGGTTCTGTGGATCGAGAATTCGATGAAAATGAATTCTGCGGCTCGGATGGGTTGGACGCCGATTCTCGCACGAAGTTCGTTTCGGTCGATCACGTCTGGGGTGTTCAGTTCTTCGTCGCACTTGACTCGGAAGTCGTTGACGCCCCGTCCGACCTGAATTTCTTGCAGGATGGCGGTCGCAATCCGAACGAACTTCTGGCGTAGGATCTCGTCATGAGGATCGAAGAGTAGCTGTCGAGAGGCCGAACGAATTCGCTTCTCGATGACAAACATTAGGCGTCGAACGTTTACACGGTCGAGAGCCGTTGGTCGTCTTTGCAGCGTTTTCTGACCCCAGACAACAAATCCCTGGAAGTCCACGAACTGCACGATTGGATTGATGGCGTTTCTGTAGCCATACATCAAATCTCGTTCTTCAAGCGTTGGCCTGGAGAACACGTCGCTGATGTTGGGCACTACACCTCGGGTTACACCGGCCGGTGCGTACCACGGAGCCGACAATTGGTCAGATCGGGCAATTACTGCCATGATCGAGCCAGAGGGCGGAGCCCAAATGTCAACTCGGTTGAAGTTGTCTCTGATCTTAACCCATGGCCAGTACAGAGCACCGAAGTCGCTATCGAAGCGGGTGGTGTTCAGTGGATGGGTGCCGTTTTGCCAATCGACGATCTCGTTGACAGTCAGGCCGAACGGCGGGTCGATGACTGCCAAGCAGTCCATACGCATGTTCTGGCACAAATCCAGAAGGGCTGCCACCACAGCGGTGCTGGAATGACCTGGAACGGCGATGAGGTCGATATCGATC